CTGTGAAAATAATATCGTTGGACTTTGAGACGTACTACGACAAAGAGTTTAGCCTTAGCAAGCTAACTACAGAAGAGTACATACGACACGACAACTTTGAAGTTATAGGGGTGGGGGTACAGATAGATGGTGAAGAGGCACAATGGTTCACAGGTACACACGACAAGATCAAAGCGTTCCTTGATTCTTTCAACTTGCAAGATCACCTTGTGCTTGCTCATAATGCTATGTTTGACGCCGCTATTCTTAACTGGCGTTTTGATATTAAGCCTAGGGGTTGGCTTGACACTCTTAGCATGGCACGGGCTTTACACACTATCGAAGTCGGAGGGAGTCTTGCCGCTTTGGCACAGTACTACAGCCTCGGGGAGAAAGGAACCGAAGTTGTTTTGGCCCTTGGCAAGCGACGCACCGACTTCACAGCAGCAGACCTTGCAGCCTATGGAGAGTACTGCAAAAACGACTGTACCCTAACGCTAGACCTATTCAGGATACTGTCGCAAGGTTTTGCGCAATCGGAACTCAGGCTGATTGACTTAACCATACGTATGTTCTCGGAACCCGTGTTGGAGCTAGACGTCAACATGCTACTAGACCACTTACATGAAGTGCAGGTTAAAAAGCAGGAGTTGTTGGACGCTGTGACTATGGTGGACAAAGAGCAGTTGATGTCTAACGATAAGTTTGCGGCAACACTACGTGTGCTAGGTGCTGAGCCGCCTATGAAGATAAGCGCGGTTACAGGTAAAGATGCGTACGCTTTTGCTAAGACAGACGAGGGATTTAAGGAATTACTAGAACACGAGGACATTCGAGTACAAGCTATTGCTGCTGCTAGGCTAGGCGTTAAGTCTACGTTAGAAGAGACGCGCACCCAACGCTTCATCGAGATTTCGGGACGAGGGGCTATGCCAGTTCCCCTACGTTATTACGCCGCTCACACAGGGCGGTGGGGTGGTGATGACAAAGTTAATTTGCAAAACCTTCCCCGCATGTCACCGATTAAAACCTCTATTGTTGCGCCTAAAAATCATTTGATGATTGACTCAGATTCATCACAGATCGAAGCGCGGACGTTGGCGTGGTTAGCAGGGCAGGATGACTTAGTGGAGGCGTTCGACAACGGCGATGACGTGTACAAGATTATGGCTAGTGCTATCTACAATAAAGATATTGCTGACATAACTAAGGACGAGCGGTTTGTGGGTAAGACTACTATCCTAGGTGCAGGGTATGGCATGGGAGCTGCTAAGTTTCAAACCCAACTAAAGACATTCAAAGTTGATATGCCACTTGAAGAAACACAACGCATCATAGATGTGTACCGCAAGACATATCCGCACATTGCTATGTTCTGGAAGCTAGCAGGTAAGGCGCTAGAGCACATTCAATTCAACCAACAAAGCACACTAGGACGCGATGGGGTACTAGTGGTTGAAGGTAGCAAAGGCATCAAATTACCTAATGGTATGTACGTTAAGTATCCGAACTTAAGAAAACTGCAAAAAGATGACGGCTCTACGGAATTGGTGTACGATACAAAGAGGGGGAAAGCAATCATACCAAATAGGATATATGGCGGTAAGGTAACGGAGAACGTCTGCCAAGCCTTAGCGCGTATTGTTATCGGTGAGCAAATGCTGATGATTGCCAAGAAGTACAAGGTGGTTATGACGGTGCATGATGCTATTGCTTGCGTAGTCCCATTCGACGAAGTTGATAGAGCTATGGAGTATGTGCAGTTGTGCATGCGCTTACGCCCTAGTTGGGCACTAGAGTTACCTCTTAACTGTGAAGCAGGATACGGTAAGAGTTATGGAGAATGTTAGTGATAGTTGAAACAATTGATTACAAGAAAATATTCGCGTGGATTAACAACGTGTGGGCTAAGTCATTAGCTGCGGTAGTTATGTTTTGTGTTGGCCTGATGATAGGGCAAGTACAGACAGAGAGCCGCGTTATTGGTGACTGTAAGTATGCAGGTGCATTCCGTGTAGAACAACAAGCGTTTACATGTCAGAGAAGAATATGATACCAGCATGGTCGTACAGCAGTATCAAAACATTCGAGCAATGCCCGAAGAAATACTATCATTTAAAGATAGCAAAGGATGTTAAGGATGAAGGTTCGACGGCTACGATTTACGGTACAGAATTACACACGGCTGCGGAAAACTTTATCAAGGAAGCCACTCCGATTCCGGCGAGGTTTGCTTTTCTCCAACCTGTACTGGACTCGCTTAGCAAAATCGAAGGAGAGAAGCACTGCGAGATCAAGTTGGGCATTGCAAAGAGAGACGGTAAATTTGCGCCATGCGATTTCTTTGCTAAGAATGTATGGTGGCGCGGCATAGCTGACTTACTAATTATTAACGAAGCAAAACAGCAAGCGTACTTAGTTGACTACAAGACGAGTAAGAATGCCAAGTATGCAGACACTAAGCAGCTTGATTTGTTAGCAGGAGCGGTGTTTACGCACTTCCCTAAAGTGATGGAGATTAAGTCCGCGTTGCTCTTTGTGGTTAGCAACGAGATGGTAAAGAAAGAACACGAGCACATCATGCGTTCTTCATACATGAACGTCATGGAGCCTGAGTTGGTTAGGCTTGAAGCAGCAATGAAGAACGATGTATGGAACGCTAACTCAGGGCCGCTATGTAAATTCTGTCCTGTAACAACATGCACACATAATAGGAAGGGCTAATGACAGAATTTGAAGCGCAAGAATGTATCGACAAGATACTTGAAGGCTACCCCGACTTAACTGCTAATGGGTTTAAATACGCAAGAAGATACAAGCAGGAAGAAGGGGAAGGGAGCTACGGGGCTATCAACCCCAAAGGATTTATAACTGTAGTCGAGTGGCTATTAAATTATGACGCGCTAGACCGTAGAAAAACCATTAACACTAGTTTAGGCAGCTACGGGTGGAAACACAAAGTAGAGCGTGATGCTAATACTTATGTAAGTAATGGTGATTTTATTTGTGGTGCTTTGTATTTAAAATATATTATGAAGCGCATACCAAATTCACCTAATGCTTATTTTAATTTAAGGAAGGAACAGACCCGTGCCATACGTAAATAAACCTAGGCCGTACAAAAAAGAATACGAGCAACAGAAAGAGCGCGGTGAATTACCCACAAGGATGGAGCGTCAACGTGCGCGTAACGAGATGGACAAGAAGGGCATTGATCGTACAGGTAAAGACATCGACCATACGATACCGCTTAGCAAAGGCGGCACTAATGCACCGAGTAATTTAAAGTTAAAGAAGCCAAGTGCTAATCGTTCGTTTAGTCGTAACCCAGATCACACGGTTAAAAAGAACAAGCCTAAAAAATAATGCAAATCGTAAACGACAAGGTAATAGTGATAAGAACTAGACGACCGCATCTAGTCACCGAAAAGATCAAGAAGAGCAAGATCATCGGTTGGCTACCGGATGGGCTGCATGACGTCGCTGTTTTCTTTGGGCTTAAAGAAGCGCAACAGCTTACTAGCCTGAAGATTAAAAACGTACCAAGCACCATCACAAGAGATTACAACTGGCCCGGACTGCACAAGCCGTTTAACCATCAGAAAGAGACAGCAGCGTTCTTAACACTACGCAAGAAAGCATTTTGTTTTAACGAGCAAGGTACAGGTAAGACAGCAGCAGTTATCTGGGCGGCTGACTATCTTATGAAAGCGGGTTTGATTCGTCGAGTGCTTATTATTTGCCCCTTGTCGATTATGAAGTCAGCATGGCAAGCAGACTTGTTTAAGTTCGCTGTGCATAGAACAGTAGACATAGCGTATGGCAAAAAAGAGCAACGCGCTAAAGTTATAGAAGGCGATGCTGAGTTTGTCATCATTAACTTTGATGGTGTAGATATTGTCAGGGAAGATATTGCTAATGGTGGGTTTGATTTAATCGTTGCAGACGAAGCGTCGGCGTATAAGAACATTCAGACTAACCGATGGAAAGCATTGAAGACGTTGATTACACCTGATACATGGTTGTGGATGTTGACTGGTACACCCGCTGCGCAGTCGCCTGTGGATGCGTATGGCCTAGCTAAGCTAATTAACCCTGATGGCATACCTAAGTTCTATGGGCAGTTCCGTGACAAGGTGATGGAGAAGGTTGGTCAGTTTCGTTGGATACCACGCAAGGACTCGGAAGTAACGGTGCATAACGCACTACAACCAGCGATACGATTTGAAAAGGCGCAGTGCTTAGACCTACCGGATGTAACGTACGTGGAACGTGATGCACCTTTAACGTCTCAGCAAAAGAAGTATTACGAGATACTCAAGCAGCAAATGATGATGTCAGCGGACGGTGAAGATGTTACGTCTGTTAACGCAGCAGTAAAACTAAATAAACTGTTGCAAATATCGGGCGGTGCAGTTTATTCTGACGATAGACAAGTAATTGAATTTGATGTATCGAACCGTCTGAACGTAGTGCAAGAGGTCATAGAAGAAGCTAGCCATAAGGTGCTAGTGTTTGTACCCTTTACTCATACGATAGCTTTATTGAAAGCGCATCTAATTAAGTCTGGTATTACCTGTGAAGTTATTAGCGGACAAGTAACAGTTAACAAACGACATGACATTATTAATAGATTTCAGACCGACCAAAATACTAAGGTATTAATAATTCAGCCGCAAGCAGCATCACATGGACTAACACTAACCGCAGCAAATGTAGTAATCTGGTACGCACCTGTCACTAGTGTTGAAACGTATCTTCAAGCTAATGCACGAATTGATAGGCCGGGTCAGAAGAATCCGATGACTGTTGTACATATAAAAGGTAGTGAAGTCGAACGACGAATGTACAGCATGCTTCGTGGCAACATAGTAAACCACAATAAAATAATTGAGTTGTACAAGCAGGAAATAGAATCAAAATAGCCCAGCCGGAGGTGGCGCTAATAACACCGGCAGCGGGGGCTAGGGCCTTTGACAATGCAACACCTCATCCCTAGTGACCCCGTACTTTTATTAACCGAAGGAGCTAACTTTGAAAAAACTATTATTACTCGCCCCTATTGTATTAGCAGGGTGTGCGTTGGGCGACGCATACAACCCACCAAACTCAACCCTTGTAGTTGATAAAGAAGTGCAAGGCATGAGTCGCAACGAGGTCATCATGGCTATTAACGAGTGCGAATACAACCGTACCCGTGCAGTAGTTATCATGGCTAAACGCAAAATCTCTGGACGCACGACAGATATAGTTACTGACGTCACATGCGCACCTAAGTACACATACTAAGGGGGCGTTATGGATGAAGTATCTACTAGCAAGCTATCGGCTATCTACTTAAAGATACGCGATGCAAGGTCAGAGTTAAAAGCGAAGTACGAAGAAGATGATAAGCAGTTAGAAGCGCAGATGGATGTAATAGAAGCTAAGTTGCTAGAGATATGCAAAGCAACAGATGCTGACAGTATCAAAACCCAAGCAGGTACAGTAATGCGTAGAGTAGCGACTCGCTACTGGACTAACGATTGGGATTCGATGTATGAATTCGTCAAAGAGAATGACGCTTATGGTTTGTTTGAGAAGCGTATTAGTCAGACGAACATGAAGCAGTTTCTTGAAGAGAACCCCGACAAATTCCCTAAGGGTATGCTGTTGGATAGTGCGTATAAAATCACCGTAAGGAGAAGTAACAAATGACAAACGAAGTTTCTATTTTCAAGAACCGCGATGTAGCGGTTGCAGGTAAGAAGGCCCCTAGTGCATTGACTCAGTCATTGATGAAGGGTGGTAGTAAGCTTAAGCGCATCTCCCCACGTAACGGCATGTTCGTTCGTATAGTTAACGGCGATTCAGCAGGTAAGTTCAAAGCGCCGTTGCGAGTGGTGTTGGTAGGTGTGGCCCCATCTGTACAACGTACGTTCTATATCAAAGCATACGATCCTAACGCTGAGGCTACTCCACCTGATTGCTGGTCTAACGACGGTAACAAACCAGATGCCAGCATCAAGAACCCACAAGGCAAGACTTGTGAAACTTGCCCACAGAACATCAAAGGTTCAGGCCAAGCAGATTCCCGTGCTTGTAGGTTCAAGCGTCGTGTAGCGGTTATTCTGCCAGAAGAAGTGGGTGGCAATAATCATGGCGACATCTATCAGCTTGAGGTAGCATCGAAGTCAATCTTTGGTAAGGGCAGCGGTCAGGTGTTCCCGCTTAATGCTTATCTTGACTACGTTATTGCTAACGGTGAGAACATTGACGGTGTAGTAACTGAGATTGACTTTAACGAGGACAACAACAATCAGTCTGTGTTGTTCCGTGCAGTTGACTTTGTGGCTAGCCATCCTGACTTGCAAGCAGTGGTTGACGAAGCAGTTGAGTCTCCTGAGGTACATAAAGCTATTGTGTTGAACGTAGCTGTTGTAGATAAGGGCGGCGACAACAACGAGGAGTTTGAACAGAAGCCTAAGAAAGTTCAGGTTGTGGAAGAAGAGGAAGTAGCGGAGCCAGTTAAACGCGCAGCAAAGAAAGCTACCCCGCCTCCAGCAGAAACAAAAGGCAGCTTAGCAGATGTAGTTAGCGCGTGGAGTGACGACTAAGTTCTCGCGCCGCATCATGCGGCTTTCGGGGAGGAGCAATCCTCCCCCTTTTTTTCACCTGAGATAAGACAATGGCTGACTTCGACCTTTTAGATGCTGTGCTTGCCCCCCAAGGGTGGTACGCAGTTGTAGGCATCAAGAACAAGAAGACGAGGCAGCACCTTGTAGAGACTAGAGAAGAGGTAAATGAGCTAGTACAAGACATGCTCGAAGAAGAGCGCGACGTGTACTTTGGCTGCGCCAAGTACGAAACAGGAGATAACCGCACAGGCGACAATGCAAAGTACTTCAAGGCATTGTGGGTGGACATTGACTGCGGAGAAGATAAGGCTGCATCCGGTGAAGGCTATATAGACCAAGCTACTGGACTACAGGAACTGCAACGCTTCTGTAAGACAATCGGGCTACCCAAGCCCATAATAATTAACTCAGGCCGTGGCATACACGCTTACTGGGCGCTCACTGAGGTTATCGGCAAAGATCGCTGGCAACCAATGATGGGTCGTTTGGCTGAGCTTTGTAAGATTCACAGCCTGACAGCAGACCCTAAGTGCTTTGAACCAGCACGGATACTGCGTGTACCTAATACGTATAACTTTAAGGATACGCCACCGTCTCCAGTTACTGTAATAGCTGTAGGTGGTAACGTAAGTGAGCCTGCTGAGCTACGTCTAACATTAGGTGTAACGGATAAGAAGTTTGCCCCACGTAGGCAGATACAGCGTAGTGCCCTGACCCTATCCTTGATGGGCAACCGTATCTCCCGCTTCAAAACCATAATGATGAAGTCGGCGCAAGGCGAAGGATGTAAGCAGTTAGTTCACTGCTTCCAGAACCAAGACACTATTTCTTACAACCTATGGCGTAGCGCCTTGTCTATCACGGCATTCTGTGAGGAAGGGGCATCGGCTGCGCACAAGATGTCAGAGAAGTACCCCGGCTATGACCCCGAGGAAATCGAGATTAAAGTGCATGACCTACAGCGTAAAGGTGGGCCGCACTTCTGTGAGACGTTTGAGAAGGAGAATCCCGACGGGTGTATTGGTTGTATACACAAGGGCAAGATCACTACACCTATCGTACTAGGTAAAGAGATAGCACAATCTGAGCCGACTGAAGAAGGTGTGTACGAGGTTGAAGCTGAGGAGGAAGAGGAGGTTGTTTCTTACAAAGTGCCAGCTTTCCCTTACCCATACTTCCGTGGCAAGACAGGCGGTATCTACATGGAGAAAAGTGACGATGACCCTGTGCTGGTATACGAGCATGACTTGTACGTACTCAAGCGTATGACCGACCCTGAAAAAGGCGAGATGGCGTTGATGCGGCTGCACTTGCCAAGAGACGGCACGAAGGAGTTTGCCATACCTGCAAGTGCTTTGATTGGTAAGGACGAGCCGAAGAAGTTTTTAGGCGAAAACGGTGTGCTAGCCCGTGGTCAGCAGATGGACAACATTGTAGGATTTTTACTATCCTGCGCGAAGGATATACAACTAACAAGAAAGGCAGAACTTATGAGAACACAGTTCGGCTGGGCTGATTCAGACAGCAAATTTATTATTGGGGACAGGGAGATCACCGCAGACGGGGTTTACTATAGCCCCCCTTCCTCCCACACCGAAAGCATTGCGCAACACATGGTGGCTAAGGGTACGTTAGAGAAGTGGAAGGAAGTATTCAACATGTATGCACGGCCCGGTTTAGAGGCTAATGCGTTTGCTGCACTTACTGCGTTTGGCTCCCCGCTGCTTAAGTTTACTGGGCTTAGCGGGGCTATCATCAACGTCATCTTTCCGCACTCAGGTTCAGGTAAATCTACGGCTTTGTTTATGTGCAACAGCGTTTACGGACACCCTAAGGACTTAGTGGCAATTCCTAAGGACACCATGAACGCCCGTATGCACATGCTTGGCGTTATGAACAATCTACCGTTCACGATGGATGAGATTACCAACATGAAGTCCGAGGAGTTCTCAGACCTGACCTACGCTATGTCACAAGGGCGAGGCAAGAATAGGCAGGAGGCGGGAGCCAATAAGCTGCGCAAGAACAATACGAAGTGGCAGAACATAACTCTGTCCAGCGGTAACGCTAGTTTTTACGAGAAGCTGGGTAGCCTTAAGAACACGCCAGATGGCGAGATGATGCGCTTGATGGAGTACACAATTGGCTACAGCGATGCTATCTCTACCGAAGAAGGCAAGCGTATGTTCGATCACCAATTGTTAGAAAACTATGGGCATGCTGGTGACATCTATGCGCAGTGGCTTGTGGGGCACAAAGAGGATGCGGTACAACAGCTACTAGAAGTGCAAGCCAAGATTGACAAGGAGTTACGCCTTAGCCAGCGGGAGCGGTTCTGGTCTGGTCTTGTTGCATGTAACATCATGGGTGGCTTGATAGCTAAGTCGTTGGGTCTGCATGACTACGACATGAAGGCTATATACAAGTGGGCATGTAGCATGATTCGTGACATACGCGAAGATAGCACCGCACCAAGAGATGACCCATCAAGCGTAGTAGGTGACTTTATCAACCGTCATATACGTAACACGCTAGTGGTAGATGGTGAGGCAGATGCCCGCACTAAGTTGTTGCCCGCACCAATTCAAGAGCCGTACGGTGAACTAATCATACGGTATGAGCCTGATACCAAGCAGATGTACATTGTAGCTAAGGTGTTTAAAGATGACTGCGTAGAGCGGCAGATAAACTACAAAGACACCATGAAGCAGTTGCAGACCAAAGGTATCTATCTAGGTAGCACTACAAGGCGTATGACTAGCGGCACTAAGATTAAAGGCACACCCGTTCACGTCATGCACTTTGATTGCAACGCGCCTGAATTCATTAACGTAGACGCGTACGTTGGTGTGGAGAAAGAAGATGAAGGTAGCGGGAGTCTTGTATCAAATTAACTGGAAGCAGTTTAAGAAGGGGCATTCTTTTTTTATACCTTGCTTACATTGCCCAAGTGCAACTGAAGAAATTAAGCGCGTTACAAACCGGCTTAAGTACAAGGTTGTTTCCAAGTGTGTAATCGAAAACAGTATCAGAGGTGTGCGAGTGTGGAGAATATGATATAAAGCACTTGGCGGACGTTGTTAGCTCCTTCGTCCGTTGATTCTCCTTCGGTTGACTTGTGCCCCCGGCCTGTCCGGGGGTTTTTTATTTCCGCTCTTCTTTGCGCAAAGCTTTATCGCTTTGCCGCCCAAGCTTGTAAAGGCTTTCGTACCCTTCAGGTAAATACAACCCACGTTCTGTGTCTTCAAGCATTTTTTCACGACGGTCAAACGCTGCGTCAATGTTCTCGTCTTCAATCTCATTATCAGGGTACATAGCGTTGAAACGATCAATACGATCAAGCACTTTGTTAAATTCTTTTTGCGTACCTAACTCATCAGCACGTAACAAACTATTTAATAACGAAGTACGTTGGTTTTGTACTTTTTGGACAATCTGCCTATTAGCAAAATTATCTGATAGTTTTTGCGCTAGCGGTGCGGTCTTGTAACCTAACGCTTGCATGAAGTATTGGAACTGCGTGAACTTTGTACTGTCTTTAACAGGGTCTAAACCCATACCACGTACGCCTTCTTTCTCGTAGCGTATGTCAGTAATAATACCTCTAAACATAGCAGGTGTTAGTTTTTCAAACGCTTTAAGGTGGTCGCCATTGTTAAAGTCGTCTATAGCGCTCATCCAATTGCTAACCATGCCGCCAGCAGGCCCTGCTAACCCCGCTGCAATATTTAAATACGCTGATTTCCAGTTAGGTGCTTCAGGCCCATCACGGAACCAAAAATCTTGAGACACCCCACTACCCATGTCATACCCAGTAACAGTATCTAAAAGGCCATGCGCTGCAAAGTTACCCAAGCCGCCTAG